ATCTAGATTTTGATCAGATAAAGACTTCTATCAAAGATTATCTCCGTGCAAACTCTACGTTTACGGATTTTGACTTTGAGGGATCAAACTTTTCTGTTTTAATCGATACGTTAGCATATAATACTTACATAACAGCATTTAATTCAAACATGATTGTGAATGAATCCTTTTTGGATTCTGCCACTCTCAGAGAGAATGTTGTTTCTCTTGCCGGAAACATTGGATACGTACCACGTTCAAGAACAGCATCAACAGCACAGATATCGTTTGATGTAACAACGACCGTAAACACCCCTACATTGACCCTCAAGGCAGGTATAGTGTGTGTAGGTAGTGCTAATGACTCCACATATACATTTGCCGTTCCAGAGGATATAACGGCAAATGTGGTTGATGGCACAGCTTCTTTTGATAAAATCAATGTATTACAAGGGATATTTTTAACAAAGAAATTTTTATATGATGGATCATTAGATCAAAGATTTATCTTAAACAATTCTTTTATTGACACATCGACCATTAAAGTTTACATCGGTAAAGAAAACACTAGAGGTATTGAATATTCTCTTTCTGAAAATATTTTTAACGTTGATAAAAATTCCAGAATCTTTTTTATAAATGAAGTTCAAGATGAAAAATATGAATTGAGATTTGGTGATGGAATTATTGGTAAAAAATTGGGTGAGGATGGTGATGGAACTTATATCACTGTAAATTATATTGTAACAGATGGCAGAGATGGTAATGGTGCTAGTAACTTCTCCTTTTCAGGAACATTAGAAGATGCTGACAAAACTATTATTGACCCTGGAACTGTTACGATTACAACCAACCAATCATCGATTAATGGTGGTGAAATTGAACCAATCGACTCCGTTAAGTATTATGCCCCAAGACTGTATTCATCTCAATACAGGGCAGTCACATCAAGAGATTATGAAGCTATAATTAAAAAAATATATCCTAATACCGAATCGGTTTCTGTAGTTGGTGGTGAGCAGTTAGATCCTCCTCAATTCGGAACAGTTCAAATTAGTATAAAACCAAAAAATGGAAGTTTTGTTTCTGATTTTAACAAGGAACAAATTTTATCAAAATTAAAACAATTTTCTGTATCTGGAATTAATCAAAAGATAACTGATCTTAAGATTCTTTATGTAGAGTTAGATAGTTCTGTTTATTATAATTATTCAAAAGTATCAGGTTTAGAAGAACTAAAAACTTCGGTTACGGATTCCCTTCAAAAGTATTCCAATTCATTAGACTTAAACAAGTTTGGAGGAAGACTTAGATATAGTAAAGTTCAACAAGTTATTGATAATACAAACACTGCAATTACTTCAAATATTACAAAAGTAATCATTCGTAGAGACTTAAAAGCAGTTTTGAATACTTTTGCACAATATGAATTATGTTATGGAAATAGATTCCATGTGAATTCTCAAGGAAAAAATATTAAGTCCACAGGATTTAAAATTTCTGGAGAAAGTTCTATAGTATATTTTTCAGATGTTCCAAATGAGGATTTAAAAACTGGAACTATTTCAATATTTAAAATTGATGCAGATGGAAATATCATTGTAGTATCTGAAGAAGTGGGAACAGTTGATTATGAAAAAGGAGAAATTATTCTTGGAACTTTAAATATTACATCGACTATGGTTGCTGGTAATGTTATAGAAATTCAAGCATTTCCAGAATCCAATGATGTTGTTGGTTTGAGAGATTTGTATGTCACATTAAGTGTTTCTAAAAGTACAATAAATATGGTAAGAGATGTAATTGCTTCTGGTGATGAAATATCCGGAACCAGATTTGTTAATGATTTTTATACATCAAGTTATTCAAACGGAAGTCTTATAAGAAAGTAGCATGATACAAACTGGAATTGAATCTAGAGTCAAGATTCAGGAT